GTTTGGAAGGGTATGGAGCGTTCCCCCCCGGGTCAATCGCTGAGTACGATTGATTCCAGGGGAACCCAGCCGCGACGAGCTTTCGTCGACGGCCTCTGAGCTATCCCGTGCACCCATGGATCACATGGGGCGGGCGCTTCAGTGAAATACTGAAGTAGCGCAGAGTCGTCATTGGTAGGAGTTCGGGACTGCCGTGATTTTATCACGACAGCCCTGATTTCCACACGCTGAAGATCCCCATTCCAACGGCGCTCGAAGCGTCGAAGGTCCGGGTCGAGGCGTGACTCCAATCCAAAGACTCCAGAGCCTGATTTTACGGGAAGAATTGCTTCTCCCTGTAAGGTCGACGCCAGGTGGAACGCAGTCGATAGCAAGAACTTCTTGTAAAAGTTGTTGCTCGACTCAACCACACTGGCTAAGGACTCTGGTTTGCCGTCGTAGGGGCGCTTCCAGTAAACGGGTGTTACATTACACCCGTTGTAGGAGTCAACTCCGCAAGACTCTCTGAACTTTCCAGTCCAGTAAGACTTAGCGTCGTTGACCTTGAACCACAAGAGTTCAAGAGCGTCTACGAACAGCTCCCGACTGTCTGTGGGGATGACTATGTCATCACCAAAGACGGACACTTCTCCTTGTAGAGCGAGAAGATCCTCCGAGCGTATTACACGCATCCGCCTAGCCGTAGCTACTGCGGCGAGCGCAACACACAGGAAGATCAACGTCTCTACCGGAAAAGTCACGGCGCTACCCATCGTTGAGAATTTTCTCAGCTCAATAGACTCTTCGAATTTCTTCGATAGCTTTTGAGTGATACGACGGGTCCGTGATGCGCGTAGTGCTCTCAGAAGGCCAGGATTGCTCCTGAACATCTGAGCTACGACATGACAAGTGACTCTATCAGAGGCTGCCGATAAATCGACAGTCGCTAATGAGCCCGTCTCCGACCCAAGGGTGCAAAGCGCCTGGTTTCGTGATTGGTCTCTGAATGAGACGAATCGACCGATCCAGGTTCCTGACACTCTCCTACACAAGTAGTCCCAGCAGTTTTGCTGGCACCACTGGTGCTCGGCTGGCTCCGCGGCAATAAGCCGCGGTCCAGTGAAGGTCTTAGGGACTGCAATGAGTCTTGAATCTGGCTCCGAAGAGCAGATTCGAGAGTTCTTGCACTTATCTGCCCAACTGCTATAATTGTGAAAACCACAATCAGCAATAGGGTACACGGTTTCCAGAGTTTCAGACCAAGACGACCAAGAATACTTGTTCGTAGGGCCTGTAACCTGGGAGATAGCGCCGGGTCCATGTCTGAACCTCCATTCTGCGGGTCTGTAAGACCCTAGGGTGGTGGCGACTAACGTTGACACTACGTCTAAGTTAGTCAGGAAGAGCTGGAGAACGAATCGGCGAGCCAATTCGTCCTCTGGCAATCTCGATTGCAACAAGGGAGAGAACCTGAAACCAGGTTCAACGACCAAGTCGAAATCGGGAGAGCCAACCGGGATCTTCCAGAAGCTATCTAGCTCTGGAAGTTCCGAGTCAGTCAAGACGAAATCAGCGACAGCGTCGTCGATTGCGGCTTGGCTACACGGGTACACAGCTTTCTTAGCGGCAAATAAAATTTGCCGGATAAAAAAGATGGCCTCCGTGCAGCAATCTTCCTTCAGAAGACCAGACTCGTCGAAAACCAGTAGGTAGAGTCCCCGAAGAAACTTCGGAATCACTACCCTGTTGGAATACCTCTTCGTCAGAGGTAGTCCAGACAGTTTGTACTGACCGTCAGCAAGGCACCGATCAAAGTGCTTGCCGGCTGCTGGGAGGTCTCGGAGATAAACTCCGATTCCTCTTTGCTCAACGAGTCGCTGAAGACGGGTGAGATCTCTCTCAAAGTCCGTCTCCAGGGTCGGGAAGGCGCTACGCGCATCTCGGAAGAGATGCGCGTAAACGCCACTCAGCTCCCTAACATGGCATTTAGACATAACGGAGGTTAACCCTTCGTAAATGTCCCATGCTGTTAAGGGGCTACTTTCCAACCAACTGGGAACCGCGTAGGCTTCAACGCCCGGTTGCGAACCGGGCCGCCGAATCGTACGCGACCCTGTGCAGCCCTTAGAAAGGCAACGCAGAGGGTTTTCTTAGGATTCCCAGCCGACCAATGCTACGAGCAGAGCATTCGATGATGCGATGACCTTGTCGGCCACCGCATCAGCTAGCGCAACGCTCGTATCCCCGGGCTTTAGCTCGAGGACGAAGTAGAACTTGCGTTCGTACTCCGGCACATCACCAGCCGCGAAAACGGTCTGCACAACTTCAACATTGTGCCGATCGTAAGCGGGGCGTACCGACGTTGGATTCGTTTTTGTATGACGAATCCGCGCTCGGTACTGGGTGGTGGCGTCACGGAACAGGTACTCCGAAGAGTAACTGTCCTGGTTGATCTTCTTCAAGGTGATGTCACCACCAACTTGAGGAAGAACGAAAGTATCACCTAACATGGGAGTTTCCTCCTATCTTTTTCTAACCCCTAGGCTCAGCGCTTAAGGGCAGCTAAAGACAGGAGTATCGACCACTTCCCGCTATCTAAAACGGGAAGGCTGGGGAGAGGAAAAGGGATCGCAGGATAGGTTCGCCACCTTTCCTTCCGTTCAACATGGCAATCGTACCAGCCTTGAAAGCTGATCCAAGTTGCCGTGCCTACCGGATCGACCTCAAACGTAGTCCTACACAAGGACCTACGCATGACGGCCAAGCGATTCCAGGTACACCCGATTGTGTTATTCGTCGCCTGCAACATTGTGCCGACGTTCGAAAACCAATCGACTAGCCACGACCAGGGCATGAGTTCCCAGGCCGTTTCTAGGGCACCATGTGAAGTGATACCTGCGGCTACACGATCTGCAAGGCTGCGAAGCCCTGAGTCGTCTAGCTTGGGTAGTACACTATCCGGCAGAATTTTCCATTCTGCGGACCCCCATGTATTCCATGAGGTCACATACTGCCTTTGGCAATAGACCGCACCTCCTTCGGAGTGGCATGAAAGCCGCGCCTTGGGATGCGTAACTAAGCCGGTGTCCAAGTGGCACCTTTTCCTCAACATCTTTCCATCACGAAGTTTCCTCAGCTCGTTAAGCCTCTGATTGGAGGCTTGGGCGAACTGAATGAGCTTCGTGACGTCGCTAATCATTGGCTTTACGGCCCAGCGCCAGCTTAAGTTAGCTGTCGCTGCCGAGCGGATTAAGCTCTGGCCGTATCCCCGGACTAGCTGCGGGAGTTCACGTAATTCTGCTAGGGCCGTCGGCACGCTCACATGTGGGCGTGACGGATTGGTCTTTGCAAGAATTTCCCAAGCGTATTCGATAAGTTTAGCATTTGACATGCTACCCGTATCGATACTTGGGTCTCGATGGACAGAATTGTGATTTCCGATGGGGAATCGATCGAATGTTCGAACGACGCCACCACTTGAATTCAGCAAGCTTCCAACGAGGAGGGGAATCGTCTTCTTGCGCGAGATGATGAGCAGTGGGTTTACCACTGTTCGCTCACCTACGACGCCAGTAAGGCTTTTCTCCTCACCTACGAGTGCTGAACGAACTGTCTCGCTATATGTGGGAGTGAAATACTGGAGTTTTCCAGTACGGATCTCCCCATAGGGCATAGACTTCACTTCAGCAGGCATAGGACGTGACCTCGAGGGAAAGATGTTCCAACAGGGAGACAAATGTCTGACAGAGAAAGAGAT